TCTCGCCGTGTACCGCCACATAAGCGTCCCAACGCGCCCTCGCAGCATCCACGTCGGCCTGGGGGATAAGCTGCATCTCCGCTTGGGACGGATACCGCGCCAATACCATATACGCGAGCTCCGGCTGCGTGATCACCCGCCAGCCAGCAGCTAACGGAACGTAGTTACCGCCGTCAGATCGCTTGGCAATCGCGCCTATCAGGTGCTCAGGAACTTCAAAGCAATTCGCGTCCGGCTCTTCGCCATCAGCCAGCGGCCTAGACCATTCGTTGATGCGCCTTACGGTCGTTTCGCGAGACACAGCGCCCGGAATGACATCTCTCCCAGTCACAACGTTGACGTGATCCAAAGCTGAAATCTTCACGACGTTGGCTTTGCCGTCACGTATCATCCGATATACCGCACCCATCTTGGCACGAGGGTTGAACATGACAAGCAACCTGTCGTGCGACCCGCTCATACAACTCTCAATCCCCTTATAGATTTCATCGGGAACTGCGTCTCCCTCGTCCACTATAAAGAGCAAGTGGGGCGCGTGCCGTCCTGAAAACTTAGCCTCCCGTTGTGCTGCTGTGCCACTCTGCGGAATGGTGACACCTGTGATAAACGAGGCTTCTGGTTGTGCCTCCGTTGCTATTCGCTCAATCTGCAAGCTCAATTTCTTGCAATCTGACCATAACCAGGGCTGACTGGCATTTATGGCGTTGATCTCCCCCCAAAGCAATTGCTTCAAGTTGCGCTCAGGTGGGGCCGCAGTGGTGTAGACTTTTGCGTCGGGCCACATGGTAAAGAACCAAGCGGCAATACGCGCGGCGCTAAAGGTCTTGCCGGCGGCGTTACAGCTCATAGCAACAGTTATACGGTTGTCTCTGACCGACTCCATCATAGCCTTGGTGTCATCGGTCAAAATCTGCACGCCTAGTGCTTGTAGACAGAAGCCGGCAGGATCATCTACGTACCGTTCTCGCAACGCCCCCACCATCTTGGTACGGGCTGCTGCTGCGCCACTGGGTAATGCAATGCCCTTTTCCGCGGCTATGGCCTCGATGACGCTAAGCTCTCTCAACAACGCTAAGCGGTCAATATCATTCACCATCGTCAGCGATCACCAGCGCGCTATCAAGCAATATCCATCCCTTGTGATGGGGTCGCTCGCCATTCTTTACGCCACCCATACAGCCTGGGTGCAGCCCGCGCTCTCGGCACAATCGCTCCATATTTCTGCCGGCGGGGATGATCTCGCCTGTGTCTCTGTGGATGAACGCGGGATATGGCTTGGCAAGAGCATCACCTATCTTTAGCTTGGCCGCGTCAGTAATCGGGCTGCCCATCATGCGCTCGCTCTGTGCCTGCTTCCACTCGCCAGTATGCCTGTAGCCCAGGGCGTATTGCTTGCCCATCATGCGCTCGCTGTGCCTGCGATTTTGTTCTTCGGTGTGCTTCTTGCCCCTGTTGGCGTCACCTATCCTGCGTTTGTGCTCCTCTGATTTAGGACCCGCCGGTCCCGCTGTAATCGCAATGTTGTAGCAAGCTCCTGCGGCGTGGTGCACATCAAGCCATATCTGTTCTGCTGCCAACCGCTCATCGTAGTCTTCAATCACCTCAAGTGGGATGAACTCAAAGACATCCTTACCATACTTGTTCCATGCGCGTTGCAAGCGTATGCAATGATGCGTTCCGTTGCGAAGATCCCGGCGGTGTTCTCGCCGCCGCCGCTCAATATTCCCAGAACTCCCACCATAAGCCATCCCGTCCAATTTGTTCGCGACCTTATAAGTTCCCGTTGTCATGCCAACCCCTCCCGTCAGCTATATCCCTCCACAATTGTAACCCGCCAGGGGGATGGAGGGCATCCCCTTTTCGCCGCGCAAGCTAGGCGGGTGATATTAATCGTTGTCTCCGTTAGTAAGGGACATACTCAACTTGGCGACAGTAACTTCGTACTTAACTTTCAATTCATCGGCACTCATAACGAGGAGGTGACTAATCTCAGGCAGCCCAGCCATTTCTCGTTCGCGGTCCATAGAGTGGTGAATTGCCCTCAACGCAGCAGCCGCTGTCTCGAAGCCGTGCGCCTCGATGTAGTCCATACCGCCCTTTTGGAGCTTTACCAACGAATCGCGGTGCCGCGTAAGCATTTCTTCCAAATGGTCAAGCTCGGTAGACATCAGCGAGCGTCTTACGTAATCGTCCCACGCCTTTGCTCGCGAGTCCCAGTAATACGTTGTCTGCCAGAGAGCCCACCCGTGGGGAACAGCTACGCGTCCTTTGTACGCGGTAAGCCGGTCGGGATTGCGCACGCGCAGCATCTGCTTGAATGCTTTGTCGCGCCCCCTCTTCCCGACGAGCGAGCGATAGAAAAAGAACGCCTCGAATGCGTCGTCAGGCTCATCCTCGCGTTGATGCCAGGGCGCGGTTACACCGGGATCGATGAGCGCCTCTAGTTTGTCGGGGGTAAGTGCCAAGGGGCTATCAGTCACAGATTCTCCACAGATAGACGCGATGATAGACTTCGGGATTTTAACAAGCCCTATTATACCACAGAATCGTGATTTTGTCAAATCCAGCAAGGCACTTAAGCGGGGAATTACAGGGACTCTACGTAGAACGGGGCACTGACACCGTTGCAGAAACGGGCGGCGACTTCCATTGCGCAATATAGCCACTCTTCTGGCCCCCATGCGCGAGATGTAAACTCGCGGCTTGTAGTAGCGCCAAGCGCGCCAAGGGCATACTGCGCACCGCACCCTATAGCATCATAACCGTCATGCAGGCGAAGAACCTGAAAATCGCCACTTATGCAGTATAGTTTCCCCTTGTATCCAACGAGAAACTGTCCTCCGTCCTCTTTGTTGTTGTCAATAGTCGTAAAGCCGCCACGGGCTAACAGGTCGCGAATGACGGGAATGAAGCTGGCGACTAGAAACTGCATGTCGCATTCACGTTCTTGTTTGGGCATGGTCAATTCATATTGTAGTAGTTGCCCCATGCGGAAACTGGTAGTATAGCCTATCAACATATTGCCCCGCCGAAAGACCTTCCTCTCCGCAATCTGGCGAATGTTCCAGCCTTCGGCGGCAGCCGAATCGCCACCCATCCAAACTTTCCCTTCTGCCTCAATTCCTATGATACACGTCATGTCTTACTCCCGTCTGTATGTTTTCTGCTACGACAATACGCCTTTCGCCCATTTACGTAGCGCGGATTATTCCAGCAGCCTCAGTTGCACGCCCGTCACCCGGGCCAGTCTCTTGCGTGCCATATCTGCGTATTCCTGCGAAATATCACAGCCGTAGTAGTGGCGGCCTAGCTTCTTGGCTGCAACGGCGGTTGTACCACTGCCCATGAAGGGATCGAGCACCAGGTCGCCGGGACTGGTGTAGAGCAGGATCAGCCGCCGTGGCAGTTCCACGGGAAACGGCGCCGGATGATCCACTCGTCTCTCTGTCGGAAACTGCCAGATGGAGCGTGTCCAATTCACGAAATCCTGATTGGCGATGCCGCTCATGCGGCCCTTGCTCGATGGCAGGTCAAAGCGTTCCTTGCACCAGACGGTGATGTACTCGTGCACGTCCCGCAGCACGGGGTTGGAGGCACGGGCGAAACTGCCCCAGGCGGTGCTCACCCCGACGCTTGCCCCCTTGTCCCACAGAATATGGCCACGGTGCATCCAGCCCGGCGTCGTCCGCAGCCGCTCGTCGATCATCGACACCAGCGAAAGGTATGGCTTTCGGTTGGTATTGGCTACGTTGATGGCCAACCGCCCACCCGGCTCCAGCACACGATAGCACTCCCGCCACACAGCGTCGATGAAATCTTGGTACTCGGCCAAGGGCAAGCTGTCGTCGTGGTCAGCGTATACTTTGCCTACGTTGTAGGGCGGCGACGTGATGCAAAGTTGCACCGCCCCACTGGGAAGCCCCCTTAGTTCCTGCAAGCAGTCGCCGCAGATTATCGTGTCTAGTTCCATGCCCCCCCTAAGTCTTTGCGCAAAGAGTTACTCAAGCGCTCCAATAAGCGCGTGGGCAATTGCGGTATTCAAAACAATCTTGTGGGGCGCCAATGCCGCCCCAAGCGCCTCATGCGCGGGTACAAGGCTTTCAAACCACGCCCCTGGGTCTTTCGCCGGAATACCCATAGCGTTCCAGTGATTTGTAACAGCCGCAATAATGGCCCCGTCATATTTGTCGTATGCCTCTACAGGGCGGCGAGTGTCGCTATTATACTTTTCATAAGCAGGCATAACGGCGGCGTAATAAGCAAGGTAACGATCTTCCTGGTTAAATACCGCAGGGGGGCCAAAATCAATGCAAGGCACAAGCCACTCTATGTCAAGCCCTAATTCAACTGCCCGAAGCAAGTTGGGCAACGTTAGTTCGGCACCAGTAGGCCATTCAGCATCAAAGATAGATGCCTGGTTTTCACATGCATTGTACTCGCGTAGAAACGCAGATGTAATTCTCATGTTATCCCTCCGAGTCTTTGCGCAAAGAGTTAGCGCCACCCGCGGTACAGAAAGGGCATTACGGTAATTGCCCCTGCAACCACCCCAATACAAAAGCAGAGCGCCACATAAACGATGATGAGCTTTGTCTTGTAGCTTAGTTTCATCAATCAATCTCCCAGCCCATAACGCGTCGCGGGGGCGATGTTGTATATCGGGGGTTTAGTCGAGCTATCTCGCCGCGGATAACGAGAAAGCC